GAGTATATTGGAGGATCAATATATTCATTTTTTTGTGTTATAAAACCTATTGGTTTTTGACGATATTTAACTTGAAAGCCCATGGTTTCCTACGTTTCTTTTGTTTCATCATAGGTTAAATACGAAAATGTACACAAATATCGCGTAATACAAGTCAGAGGACCGTAGTTCACAGAAAAATCTTCACATTGAACAGCAAAAGCGGTTCCATCCGTGAACCAAAATCTCCAAATATTATCGGCATCCGCTTCAAATCGTAAAATGGTTTTACCTTCAAAGTCGGATTTTTTTTCTGGGCGACGGTGTTCATGATTAAACATTTATTTTTCATCGAATTAGAGTATATGCGAGATTTTTCATCCAAAAATCTCTTTCAGTGCCCATTTGATATGTTTGTATTCACGAAAAACCTTACCTCCCCTTTTTTTAAAAAGATTGGCATATCGCCGCGTTGCTAATTTTGCACGTTGTGGTCCATTTCCCCTTAATCGCTGTTGAAGCGGCAGTGGTTTCCACAATTCATTGGGACGACGTTTCCGTGCAACTGGATTCTTGGGGTGATTTTCGGGTTCTAAACTTGGTGAACGACGGGACAAGCCGCGCAGAAAAGCAGAATGTCCTCGATTATATATGGCGGATTTCATTTTCATTTCTTGTGACCTTTAAAAATAGCTTAATATATTATCAATATCATGAAATTTTTAATTGTCAAGATTAAAAAATGTTTGCCAAAAAAATTTACCCATGATAATATTAGTAATGAGAGGTAAAATGAAAAACAGATTCAGAGATTTTTTACACTTTATCAAGCTGTGTTTTTTGTCTTATTTTTCACCCGTGCGCGCTATTGTGCGTGATTTTTACGATGGCTTGCATCCGAAAGAAAATCGTGAAGATTGAAGTCTCTGAATATGGCGGTGGACAAGTTTTCATTGTTTCTTTCTCTAACAAGTCTTTTTCTGACCAGGAAGAAGAAACTTTTAGAGAAAAACTACAAATGCTTTTTCCAGATGTGCCCGAAGCGGAAAATTATGCACAACAAATTAAAAATAATCGCCCATACAGAAGATGGAGTTTAGATCGTTCGTCTCGTTCTTACTTATCAAATCAAGTAGTGAAATATATTGTGCGATTTTCACGTAAACAAGATGCCGCAATGTTTAAGATTTCCTTTTAAAGGAATTTTATAATGAAACTACAACGTGTTGATCTTGGCGGTCATAGTTATTCGATAGATAAACCATGTCCATATCATGTGAAAATTGAAAATCATGTCATTGATGGTGATGTCCCTTTTGCCACATTAACAGCATGTCGCGGCAATCTTTCACCGGCTGAAAATAATGCTCGCACAGTTGAATTAGCGAGACGATTGCGCAGTCTTAATTTAAGTTTCAAAAAAGTTGATGGATCTTATATTGAAAATACCGGTACAAAGGTTTCCGAAAAATCATTCTTTGTGATTGGTGATAAAAACCTATCCATAGAAGATTTTTCTTCTATCATTGAGAATCTTGGATCTTATTATCAACAAGATTCTGTTTTGATTGGTGTTCCTGGTGGACAAACTAAACTCGTGTCAACAACGGATAATGATTTCATTGGACCAGTTGGTTCCGAGAAATTGCTTGGAAAATTCTCACCAACAAGGATTGGTGATTATTCCATTCAGAGAGATGTTTTTGAAGCAAAAACACGTCGCGAAATGGGCTATCTTAGTGGTGGCGGCTTGGCAATAGATATAAATCGAAAGAAAGCAATCAAAGGAAAATTTATCGATTAATTTTTTGATTGACATTGGTTTACAATTTTCATAACAATACGCCCACACCAAATGTGGTGTGCTAAAACCTTTTTATTGGAATTTTTTTATATGAGTAGTTCGTTGGAATCTCTTGGACCAGATGACAAGAAAAAATTGGAAGCTTTTCTTGCAGCATATGTTCGTATTTCTCAGGATATTGTCGATCTTCGAGATAGTCTTAAAGACATGGCAAAGAACTTAGCCGAAGAACTTGGACTTGAAAAACCCAAGCCATTAATGATGGCTGGACGAACACTTTTTAAATCATCTCTTGCAGCAGATAAAGATCTTCACGATACTGTTGAAGAGATTCTTGTTTTTACTGGTAATGCCTAACTTTTCTGGTGGCGATAAATTATGTTTATCGCCACCAGAAAAAACTGATTGACTGCCATTGATAAATAGTTGTATAAAAGTTTGTGTGCGCCGGTAGCTCAGAGGCAGAGCGGCGGGCTTTTAACCCGATGGTCGAGATTTCGAAATTCTCCCGGCACATATTCCCTTTTGGATTTTTATAAATGACTAAAATTATATATTTTGGAAATGATCCTGGTATTTTTACATTTAATTGTAATTTCATTTCAGAATTTAATCGTGTTAAATTACTCAATCTTACAAAAAAAGAAATAGATAAAATTGATAATTATCTGATTTCTTTTGCAACACAAAAAACAGGTCTACCTTTTAATTTTATTGACAAATACATAATTCAAAATTTTGATTCTATAAAAACTAAAAACACAAAGATTAGTTTTTATTGGGAAAATACCGTTGTTAAAATAGTTTATAATCATTCAGAAATTATTCCAGAATTAAAGAAAATATGTAAGAAATTCAAGAAAAGAAATGGAATTTTAATAACATCGAATGATGTATATGAATATCTTGGAGATTACTTGGAAAATAAATCCATATTTCAAATAAAAGCAAGAATTGTTACAACAGCAACTGATTTTGATATACAAGGTGATATTTACATTATTAGTTTTCCAAGATTCAAAAATGATAAAAATATGGCGGTCTTAGCTTCCTTAATCTAGACTTTTTTCTGAATTAATGTTACAATCTTTTATTAAAAATTTGGACATTTTAAATTGTATATTGATGCTATTTTTGACCGTGATGCGGATAAAATTCTTATTGCCGAACGTGTAAACAGAAAAAGAGTTCTGAAATCAGAACTTCCTGAACATGTTTTTTATTATTCTCATCCACAAGGAACATTAATCAGCATCTTTGATGATCCAGTAAGAAAATTCCAAACACATGATTTGAAAAAGTTTCGCGCCGAATTAGCCAAGAAACGTCAAGATCCGAAAATTAAGATTTTTGAATCGGATATCAATCCGGTTTTTCGATATCTTGCCAATCATTATATGGGAACTCCCGCTCCAACATTGAATATTGGCTTCTTCGATATTGAAGTGGATTTTAACGCCAAGAGAGGCTTTGCACCAACAACCGACCCTTTCTCGCCAATTACCGCCATATCCCTCTACAACAGCGGCACAGAGGTTTTACATACACTATTATTATGTCCTCCTACTCTTACGATGGATCAAGGTCAGGAAATTGTAAAAGATTTTCCAAATACGATTCTTTTTGATAACGAAATAAAGCTTTTAGATACATTTTTGAATCTAATTGAAGATATTGATTTAATTACAGGATGGAATTCCGAAGGTTTTGACATACCATATTGCGTAAATCGGGTTAAATTATTAATGGGAGAAGACGAAACTCGTCGTTTTTGTTTATGGAATCAATTACCCAAAGAACGTGAATATATAAAATTTATGCGTCCATTTAAAACCTATGAATTAATTGGACGATCACATTTGGATTATCTTCTTTTATACCAAAAGCATAATACACAACAACAACATTCTTATCGTTTGGATTTTATTGGAGAAATTGAAGTCGGAGATACCAAAACTCCTTATGAAGGAACATTGGATGATCTCTATAAAAAAGATTTCCAAAAATTTATAGAATATAACCGTCAAGATGTTATGTTGATGGTAAAGATTGATGCAAAACGTAAATTTATTGAACTGGCAAATAAAATTGCCCATGAAAATTGTATTTTATTCAAAACAACAATGGGCACTGTTTCTTTTGTTGAACAAGCTATTACCAACGAAATGCATAAAATGGGTTTCGTGGTGCCAGATCGAAAAGCACGAGATGAAGAAAAAGATGATATCGATGAGGAAGAACGTACACCTGTTGTTGGTGCATATGTTGCTAAACCAAAAGTTGGTTTGCATGAACATGTTGGTGCAGTGGATATCAGTTCTCTGTATCCATCTACCATTCGCGCATTGAACATGTCTCCGGAAACAATCATTGGACAAGTTCTTCAGACCGAAACAATGACGCTTATTGAAAAAAGAATTGCAGAAGGAACACCTCGGGCGGAAGCATGGGAAGGCATTTTTGCTACTTTGGAAGTTGAGCATATGCATGCTCAAGATGACGCGGAATTAGAAGTGCAATTTGAAAACGGAAAATTATGGAAAACAACTGGTGCTGGATTATATGAATATGTTTTCAATCCTGATAATCATGTCTGTATTACAGCAAATGGTACATTGTTTCGAACAGATAAAGATGGAATGATTCCTCGTCTTTTGAGTTCTTGGTATGCCGAACGTAAAAAAATGCAAACAAAAGCAAAGGAATTTGAAGACAAAGCGATTTCAGCAAAAACACCCGAAGAAAAAAAAGAATACGAAAGACTTTTTGTATTTTATGATCAGTTGCAATATGCAAACAAAATCCGTCTGAATGCTTTATATGGCGCATTGCTTCAAGAATCTTGTAAGTTTTATGATGAACGTCTTGGTCAATCAACCACTTTATCAGGTAGGTCAATTGTTCGGCACATGAATGCCAAATTAAACGAAGTTATTACCGGAGTATATGATTATCGGGGACAAGGAATTCAATATGCTGATACGGATTCCTGTTACTTCTCTGCTTATGAAGTCTTAAAAAACGATCCAGCTTATAAGGATTTTGAATGGTCAAAAGAAAACATTATAGAATTATATGATGCAATTGCTGATCAAACAAATGCCACTTTCCCGGAATTTATGCAAAAAACTTTTAATACATCTTTGGAAAGAGGTTCATTAATCAAAGCTGGACGAGAAATTGTTGCATCAAAAGCTTTATTCATTAAGAAAAAGAAATATGCGGCATTGATTTATGATAAAGAAGGAAATCGACTAGATATTAATGGCAAACCAGGAAAACTTAAAGTCATGGGTTTGGATCTTAAGCGAGCAGATACGCCGAAATATATGCAGAAATTTCTTGAGAAATTACTTTTAGATGTTCTACAAGGAGAAAATCAAACCAAGATGTATGAAGACATTAAAAGTTTTCGCACATTATTTTCCGACCGTCCTGGTTGGGAAAAAGGATCTCCGAAAAAAGTATCTAATTTGACTAAATTTGCAAATATGTTGAATAAAGCAAATTCGGTGGATGTTCATGATACCGGAAAAAATTATCGCATTAATATGCCGGGTCATGCACGTGCTAGTATCAACTGGAATCATCTTTGTGAAATGTATGATGACAAATATTCCATGCGTATTACCGACGGGGCACGCATTATTGTGTGCAAACTCAAACCAAACGCAATGAAAATGGATTCTATTGCTTATCCTATCGATGAACCACATATTCCATCTTGGTTTAAAAAATTACCATTTGATGATGAAGCAATGGAAGAAACCATCATCGATATGAAAATTACCAATCTTGTTGGTGTATTAAATTGGGATCTTACAGAAACCAAGGATATTCCAGGAGAAGAATTCTTTTCATTTGGAGAAGAAAAATCAAATATTAATAATGTGAAATATGAGGAAGATGATGATGAAGACGAATAAGATTTTAATTTATTTACTCAACGACTTGTGCTAGAGTAATTTCATTAAATTACTAATACAAATATTTTGAAAAAGAGAAAAACATGCGTGATATTTTAACTGATATGGTTCGGCAGACAAAAGATTTATTTGATGTCATCAAGGTTGTTGGTACTGAAAAAACAACCAAATTATCAGCCGTCGATAAAGATAAGACATTGTTTTTAGCAGCTACTTTGACAGATCCGTTGCCAGATTTCGAAGGAGAATTTGGAATTAGTAATCTCGGGTTACTTGATGGATTATTAAATTTTACAAGTTATAAAACAGATACTGCAAAGTTTTCTGTAAAACGTGAAACAAAGAAAGCTGGTGAAGAAAATATAGAAACCGTAACTGCTTTTGTTTTCAAGGATGTTAATGGTAAAGGCGCAACATTTCGAACAATGGATCCAAAACTTATTCCAGAACAAGCACAAATTGCTAATATTCCATGGACAGTAACCGTTGTTCCTTCAAAATCAAAAATAGCTGAATTTTCACAGTTATTTAAGATTTTGTCTGAAGTAGAAAAATCATTTTTGGTCAATACGGAAGATGGAGATTTGGTTTTTAGTATTGGACAACAAGCAACATCAACTCATAATGCTTCAATGGTTTTTGAAAGCGGTGTTAATGGAGAATTAAAAGGTGATATTTCTTTTGATGTATCACAATTTTTATCTCTAATGAAGATTGGTGGTTCTAATCCAATGACTATGAATATTACATCAAAAGGTGTTTTGGGCGTGACAGTCGATGCACCAACAGGAAAATATAATTATTTCTTGCGCGCTAAAAGAGGATAATGAAAATTGTGAAAGAAGTAATTTCTATTTCTTTCACAATAAATAACTGCCAATATTTTGGATTATTTTGTTATGAATAAAAAATTAATTCCGTTTCGTTTTCTTCCTGGTTCTTGGGGTCTTGTTGGTAAGGTTTATGATGAGGCGGAAGCGCATTATAGATTGACTGGTGAAGATCTTGAGCGGCGTCTTGTTGATATTAATTTTACAGGCATATCGCATGCAGAAAAGTATTTGGAATTGGATTTAAAATATAATAAAATTTCTCCTTACGAACATGACATAAAAATACTAGAATTATACGAAAAAAATAAAATCACGGATAAAGCAAAAATCGACTTAAAACATAAAAAAATCAGCGAATATGAATTTGATAAAATAGAAGCAAAAGAGAACAATGAAGGAATTTTACAGGATCATGCTTTATTAGATGTTGAATTTAAGCATGGAAAATTAAGTAAAAATGAATATGAAAAACAAAAAGCAAACTTAGATAATAAGCCTTGGATTGGAATTGTTGGTCAAGGAATGGATTTTGAACAAGGCGTCAATGGTGTTTATTTCGAATTTGATTGGAATTCATATTGGATTGATTATCTAAGATTAAATGGTTATACTGGTTTGTTAGAAGAAGAAATTGTAGAGCAATGGTTTCAAGATGTTTGTAAAGCAAATGCCGAAGCAGAAAATTTAAATGAAGATATTGATTCCTTTCCAATTGCTGGTAGAATGACAAATCTTCGAAAAAAAACCAATCGTTTTAGAGGCGATGATGGAACTTTTTATACATAATTTATTGGAATTTTCAAAATGAGTCTTCTTAGAAAAATTGATAATTTTTTAATTGATCAAATTTTTCAAAAAATAACAAACCTGTTATCCAAGAGTTCAACAACATCATATAAACTTGCTTCTTTTTTCTTTATTGGCTCGATGGTTATTATTTTTAGTGCTTCTATTTTGATTTTTCCGAAATTTTTATCAATTATTTATCTTTGGTCTTCTTATTTGGAGTATGGTTTTTATTGTGATACAAAAAAATTTATTAATAATCCATTATCACAAGAAATAACTCCACGTGAAAAAAATATTTTTCAACGTATAATTCCTTTATTTTCGTTGGTTTTTTCATTGTTTATTTTTATTTTTGTTTTTGGAATAGATGAAGATTGGATATTTTTGACGCTTTATATATTTCTTCATTGGGTTGGAATTAATTTTATGGCTTGTTCTAATTTTGAAAAAATTAAAGATGTGTCTCCACCACCATCAAATCCTAATCCATGGATTATGACATAATATATCATGAATACACATAGATATGCGATTGTTGATTTATCGAATCTTATAAACAGATGTCGTCATGTGACTATTGGAGATTCCTGGACAAAAGCATCCATGGCGATTCAAATTTTATTTCGAAGTTTACGAAAAATATATCGCAAAAACAAAATTGATCATATTGTGTTTGCTGTTGATGCTGGTAGTTGGCGACATAGTGTTTATCCGCAATATAAAGCCCGTAGAAGGCTTGAACGGCTTTCCTTGAAGCCTGATCAGAAAGAAGAAAACGAAGTCTTCTATGCCGTTCTAAAGAGCTTGGTGGAATTCTTAAAAGATAAAACCCGTTGCACTATTCTTGAAAAACAAAATATTGAAGCAGATGATTTTGTGGCGAGATGGATTCATTTTCATCCAAATGATGAACATATTATTGTTTCTGGTGACAGTGATTTCGTACAACTAATTTCTTCAAATGTAAGTATTTTTGATGGTGTTCAAGAAAGATTTATTTCTTTGAATGGAGTAAAGAACGCCAAAGGAGAAAATGTAGAATTTTCTATTCAACCCAAGGATGGAAAAATCAAGGTTGGAAAAATTAATCCTCATTTTGTTCCAGAAACAGAATGGTGGAAAAAAGCTTTATTTGTAAAATTGATTCGTGGTGATGCAGGAGATGGAATTTTTTCGGCATATCCCGGTGTTAGATATAAAGGATCTTCTAAAAGAGAAGGAATTCAAGAAGTTTGGGAAGATCGATTTGAACAAGGCTATCATTGGAATAATTTTTTTCATCAAGAATGGAAAAAATTAGTAGAAGATAGTTCAGGAAACACATGTGAAATTAAAGTTCGTGTTATTGATGAATATAAAATAAATGTTAATCTTATTGACTTGACACAACAACCAGATGATATAAAAAAGATCATGGATGATGCTATTGCTGAAAGTATCAAAAAACCAATGGTAAAAAATGTTGGTTTGCATTTCCTTCGATTTTGCGGGGATAATGATTTGCCCGACTTAGCAAAAGAATCATCTGAACACGCCACATATCTTAATTGTGGATATCCAATGGAGATAATATGAATAAAATTTCTGAAATTATTAGCAAAAATACAGGTAGTATTACATATATTATTGGATTAAGTCTTCTTTGTTTTTCCGGAGATGTTTCGCATCCGCAAGTTTTGTTTGGAGCAGGAATAATGGTTCTTGGATTTTTTCGTGGAATATCTGGAAAATTTTAATGAACATTGATGTTGATGTCACTCCGTTGCAAAAATTTATGCAACGTGTGGCAAAAATGGCTTCACTAAAACAATCTGATATTCGTATCACAATAGTGGAGGCAACTGAAATAAGTGCTACCTTATCGGCTATTTTGCTAAATAAGTTTAAATCCTCCGAAGAAAAAACCATAGAGAAAAAAATTGAATCAAGGATTACTAGCATCGATGGTGGGAATTTTAAAAACAAAACGTGATCGTCAATGGCGTCGAGCACAAACTGAAAAAAAATTCAATAATACTTTTCGTAGATTTAATAATGTCGGACCTTTAAGTCTGAAATACTATTTGGAGAATTCGTGTAAAATTATATATAGACGCGCAAAATCAATAAATGAATTTGAGATAATTCATGCAGAAACTTTAGATGAATTTATTGCTTATCAAAAATTACGTGCAAAAAAAGAAAGAGATACACCAAAACCATGCAGTTGTCCGCATTGCAGAAACCCTCGTCATTCTTGTTTTAATAAAATAAAAATAACATTGCAAGAAAGACGTTATTTAGATTCATTTTATTGTGAAAATATGTTATAATATTTTTTTTAAGAAAAAGAGTTTTCAAATGATAGATTCTTCCATAGGAGTTTGTGTATCTTTACCAAACTGTACTTTCAAAGTCGAAATACCAAGATCTGTAATTTCTAATTTTGTAATAGAAATTGATAAAGAGTTTAAAAATTTAAAAGATAATATTGATAAAGTTTCTTCTATTATGATGCATAGTTTAGATGTATCTAAAAAACTCATTAAAAATGATATAAATCAAGAAACTGGTGTGGCTGAAATTTCATATAGTTTCATTTATGCATTTGTCAAAGAAAAAGGTTTTGAAACTTTAAAAGATATACGTGGAATTGTTGGTATGTTGGCAGACGACAAACTATATTTAAATCCATGTTTGGATGAAAAAAGTTTTCAAATTGCTTCAGATGAAATGTTTGAAATGACAAATGAAAATGATACAATTGATATTTCTCCACCAAAACCAACTATTCATTAAGTTATAATTATGTCAACATCCGGTACAAATACATTTCCAAGTTATTATCCTTTTGCGGGATTACCAGTTTCATCTATTAATAATTCTGGTAATATAAGTCTCACTAATCTCACTAACGGAGGATTAATACATCAGACAAATTATAATCAAAATTATGGAAATTATAATAGTGGTGATGGTTTTTATCCATTAACCGAATATTTGACGCGTAATAGACCTTATGAAAAAATAGTTCATGACGCCAGTTATCATATTGAGTTTGATATGTTATTGCCTCAAGCAAGATTTCATCTTTTATCATGGAGAGAATCTGAAAATATTTTACCTGAAAAATTTTGGCAGGTAATCGATCTTGATTTTGTTAATGCTTCTCATCCATTTAGTTTAAATGGAAATCTTTCATTTTTTTCAAAAAAAACAAGAAAAGAATTTCTTTGTTGGTGGAAAAATTATACAAATAAATTTTTTGAAGGAATTCCTCCTTTAAATTTATTTTTGCCTACATTAAAACCAGGAAAGTTTTCTGGTGTTTTTATTGAACATCAAACAGATCTGGATAATTTGCCATATTCTTCTTTAAATAATAATAATTCAATAATTTCTGCTAATTCGTATTCTATGGCAACGAGTTTGATAGAAGTGCTTCCTGTTTGGGGATGGATAATCGATAATTGTCGGAAACCGGTATATCGTCAACATGGTGGTTGGTTTTTTAGTAGTGAGACAGATGCCGCAAAATTCAAATTATTTGATCCTGTTAAAAAGAATATAGAAGTAATTTAATGAATTCAATTCTTTATATACATGGTGCTGGTGCTTCTATTTTGTCATTTAAATGGCTAAATTCAAAATTCTGTAATCGTCATACCATGTATTTTGAATACGATGTAAAAGAAAGTCTTTCTTCATGTATTGATAGATTGAATAATTCAATAGAAAATCTTTCATCACCTTGTTTTATTATTTCGCATAGTCTTGGTGGATTAATTGCAGCCGGTGTTGCACATAACAAAAATATTGCTGGTATTGTCACAATGTGTACTCCATTTGGTGGATTGGCTGTGGCAACCATGATGTCTGTTATTAAAAATGATCAAATATTTCGCGATTTATCTCCATTAAATCCACAATTAAGAATATTGCGAAATAATATTAAAAAATGTAAAAACCATCTTGCTATTATTGCAAATTCTGGTTTGCCATTTTCTTTTCAAGAAAATGATGGGGCTGTGACAGTTGAAAGCCAAACCTCTATCAACGGAATTTCGTATACAAATGTTAACTTGAATCATTTTGAAGTTCTTTTATCAGAAGAAATTGCTAGCTTAATTCAAAATTTCATTTATAATATTGAACATGAGAAGGGAAATTTGAAATGAGTTCAGTTTATTTTTTAATTGGTCCTCCTGCTTCTGGTAAATCAACTTGGCGTAATGCTTTTTTGGCAAATAACTCAACTGTGGTTATTTCCAGTGATGATATCATTGATGATTTTGCTGAAAAAAACAATATGACGTATTCTGAAGCTTTCAAAAAAATTGATTTTAAAAGTATTGATCAGAAAATCATAAAAGATTTTCAAGACGCATTGCAACGTCGAGATGATATTATCATTGATCGAACAAACATGAATAAAAAATCTCGTCATAATTTCATGAAATTTGTTCCCAATAATTATAAAAAAATCGCGGTTGTTTTTAAGGTTGAAAGAGATGAGCTTCAGCGTCGTCTGGATATGCGAGCAAAAATGACCGGAAAATATATTCCAACCGCTGTTGTTGATAATATGATTGCATCTTATGTACCTCCTTCGGTAGAAGAGGGATTCGATAAGGTGTTTTTTCAGGAATTCACATTTCAGTGACATTGTATCCAACGACAGCAGTTGATATCAGTACCATTAATACGATGGGTTGTATTGAATCAAGTAGTTTGTTGACAATAGCAATAACTGTTCCATCTTTAGGTGGTATAAAATTTGCAATGTCACAAATGTCTCCTACCCAAGATTATTCCATTCGCGTTTGGTTCAGTATTCTCCCTGGTGGAGATTTTATCCCAACAAATGCATCTTATTGGCATCTCAACCGATATGTGGATCAAATTTTAACGCTTTATGACATAAATGCAAATAAACCAACTGGTTCCAACATATTAGCAATTGGTGTGCCATCTGGGAATTATAATTTGAATTTACTTAATTTAGTTAATAGCGAAAATGTCTTTTCTTTTTTGGCAACCATGCTATAATCCAAAATAGAAAAGGAGATTTTCGGATGATTTTTGCAGCCGCTAATAATTCATCATTGATTGTTGCAGCCGCCGATGATGTAGCTGAATTGGAAACATTTTATTCTAAAGCAATATTGTCAAAAGATAAGATTTTTGACAATGAATATCAACCATCTGTCATTGATATGATGATGGATCAGCGTTTCTTGAATTTTAAGAAACCACCATATGTTTTTGAATTCGATGATGAAATAACACGCGAAAATTTTGCAAAAATATATCACATTGAAATTGTGCCAGATTTTATCCTTGTGGATAAACACAAGGCAATGTTGGCATCACTTGAAAACGATCCATATGCGCCAAACGCGGATGCTCGCCTTATTGGAGAAATTTTAGGTCTTGAAGATAACGATCCGTGGGATCAAAGGACCGAGGAACAACGAGCGCAAGACGAAGAAAATCGCAAAGAAGCCGAAATTGCCAAGAAAGCTGGTAAACTTTCTGGTGATTCTTTTGGTCCCTCTAAGCGCACAAAAAAGAAAAACAGTGAAATTGGCGTAAAAGAAATTACCACTCATGAAGATAATGATGGTAATCTTGTTATTGACAATGTTTTAGCCGTCAAAGGTCTATATGACGATAATGGCAAAGGCGTGTGGTTGCCAAGAGATTCTGAAGTACAAGAAATTAAAGTAGCAGACGCCGAACCAGATGAGCGTTTTTATCGCTTTCAAACCACAGAAATCGGACATGCCCAAGCTATTGATACATGGCTTGAATTGCTTGGTGTTCTTCCTGAACCAAAAAAAGTAGATCCAGAAATTAGATCTAAAATTATTGTTGGTGAGGGAGAAAATGAAACCAGTGCTTGGTTTGCTATTCGTAACGAATTGATCGCAAATAAACTTTTCTATCTATTAAAAAACATTCAGATTCAATTTACTGTTGATGTCGTTGATGCAAATTTTGTGACAATCGATGTCTTTGTACAAAATGAAGCATTGGCACAATATATTAATCCACAAGGACATATTGCGATATATCATCGAATTGATGTGATCAACGGAGAACTTGCAGAAGTTTTGTGGGTTTTGGATAAAGAAAGCGCAGTTCAACAAAAAGATTTAATTTCCAGTATTGTTGCGGCACGTGGTCAAATGCAAGATTATTGTTGGCTTGCATGCGCAACAAAATACGGAGCCGAAGAAATTGAACAAGTTTTGAAAAAAAATTCTGAATTTGCAAATTCAGAAATTGAAATTTATGGTGTTAATGATCTCGGTGAACGATTGGTTCCCAAGGGTATTGAGATTCTTGAAGAAGATCATACACCGGAACCACCTCGTCCATGGAATGATAAAGCCTTTGAATGGCATGCTATGACCGATGAACAGCGCAAGGCGGACGAAGTTGCTGTCATGAGTGATGAATTTATTTATTCTGGAAGTTACAAGGGTGCTGCTGGTTGTATTGTTTATGTTACACCACGCTCTTATTTTAAGAGAACTGGTGAAATGTGGAATCAACCATTAGATTCTCATTGGTTTCCACAAGATATGAAGCAAATTTCTCCCGGTGTTTTTCAAACAAAAAGCCGTAATTGGATTGATCTTAATAATGAACTAGCTAAACGTGGGCTTGTGGAAAGTCTCGCACTTCAATTATATATTAATTTGATGGATTAAAAATGGAAGAATATTATATTATTGGTGATATACCTCAACCAGAAATTACTGTTCAATCATCTAATCTCCGTTGGTTTATAAATGAACAGGGAAAAAGATTTTTGCAACAGGAATCGCGATCTATGATAACTGGTAAAACATTCTGGCAAAACTTACCAGAGGTTTATGAAAACAAAGGAGAAAAATCATGAGTCTTGTTCTTGAATTGGTTCCTGGTTTAGAAAAGCCAAAACATGACTATCAATATAAACGTTCGGTTGAGACGGTTATAAAAAGTACGTATTCTCCACAAAGTCAACGATCATATGATTATATGGGTAGAGAAACCGCATCAGCAGAATTTTCAGAAAAAATATTGCGTCATTCTTTGCCATCTGATGCATCAGATTATCATGCAAATTATATGACATATTTGACCACAGCATGGGCAGAACATAGTCCGATTGTTTTTAATCCGGATATTATGTGGTTTGCTGTTATTAACGAAATTGCAAAAGCTGTTGTCAAAGATCCAGATTCATATCGTTCTCTTTTTACAAAAAGTCCTGATAAAATTGAAATATTAGTTCCTGTTAATTCATCAGATGAACCGCTTCCAATTGATCTTATTGTAAGTGAATTGTCGTCTTTGGTTCCGATTGATATTAATCTTTTTATGCCGTGGTTTAGTACAACCACACAAATGGCGAGATTAAGTCATCTTGCTAGTTTTGCTGAAACATGCAGTCCATATTATAGCTATATGACATTTTTATGCAATTTTCCAAAAATTCGTATAGATGGGACATTAAATGACTATGACCTTGCTGTTGGTCGTGCGGTTGCGGTTTATAATGAGTTTGACCGCATTAACGCGCCCTTAGCAGCATGGATGGGAAAAACCATGTTACCATGGCTTTCCAATATTGCGGATGCTGTGCATAAAAATGATACTAAATTTTTTCAAGATATTTTGACGGCACAACGTTGTGGATCTGGTGGTGAAATTGCTGTAGATGGATGGTGGTCGCGTTTGTTTGTTGAACAGCCTAAATATGAACGGAAGCCCGCGAATTTTCCAACTCAAATTGCTAGAGTGCCTTGGACAAATGCAGATACTGGTCGCAAATTTTCATTAAATTGTGGTGTGTTTTATAGTATTGTTGGAAATGAAGATTTCATTGAACCACAATTTGGTTGGGTTCAAAATGAAATTGTTTATTCCGAAAAATGAGAAACGGATTAGTTGTTGATTCAGACGGAACTGAAACTTGGTGGTTAAATGGCGAATTGCATCGAGAAGATGGACCAGCCATTATTTACGCAAATGGAATAAAAAAATGGTATTTGAATGGAAAATTACATCGAGTTGATGGACCAGCGTTTATATGTCCAGATGGAAGTCATTATTGGTATGTAAATGGAAATGAAATATCCAAAGAAATAAAAGAATGGCAAAAGCAATATAATATTCCGGTTTATTTTAAAAAATGGAATGAACAACATAAAATGTTATTCAAATTGCAGTTTTTTCTTAATAATGAAAAACGGATTAGTTGTTGATTCAGACGGAACTGAAACTTGGTGGTTAGATGGTGAATTACATCGCGAAGATGGACCAGCTATTATTAATGTAACTGGAAAACAAAGATGGTATATAAATGGAAAAAGACACCGCGAAAATGGACCCGCTGTTATCTATGCAGATGGTTCTCAAGCATGGTTGTTAAATGACAAATTCCATCGAGAAGATGGACCGGCATATATTGATCAACATGGAATACAACAATGGTATTTCAATGGAAAATTACATCGAGAAGATGGTCCAGCGATTATCTATCCAAATGGCAAACAAGAATGGTGGATAAATGGCAATAGAATATCTGATGAAGATATAATAAAATGGCAAGAACAATATAATATTCCATTTAATCATGAATATTGGAATACTCAACATAAAATATTATTTAAATTATCTTTTTAAGAATACATGATATTGTTTATTCCGAAAAATGAAAAACGGATTAATTGTTGAATCAGACGAAACTGAAACTTGGTGGTTAAATGGCGAATTGCATCGCAAAGATGGACCTGCTGTTACTCAATCAAATAGATATCAAGAATATTGGATAAATGGAAAAAAACATCGCAAAGATGGACCAGCGGTTATTTGGTCAAATGGACAGCAAGATTGGTGGTTAAATGGAGAACGCCATCGAGGGGATGGACCAGCGATTGATTATTCAAATGGTCAAGAATGGTGGTTAAATGGAAAATTACATCGCGAAGATGGTCCAGCGATTATCTATCCAAATGGCAAACAAGAATGGTGGACAAATGGCAATAGAATATCTGATGCAGAAATAAAAGAATGGCAAGAACAATATAATATTCCAGAAAATTATT